ATCTTCAAATTGATGGAACGACCGCTTACAATATTCCAACAAACACAAATTGGATATTAAAGATTTTGTTGAGCGGATTGCAGGACACCGGCGCGGATGGAACAATTACTGGTGAATACAATATTCACGTTGTTAATCGTGGCGGTACGGTGCTATTCATTAACGCAACGACCATCGATGAAACTTTCGACAATATGAACGGATATTTGGTTTTTGATTTAGTGATTAGCGGCGAAACTTTTTATCCAAGAATTAAATTGGTTGGATCGTCAACCTATCCCGAAAACACAATGCAATTTAGTGCGTTAACAACTTACACACAATATCATTATGAATAATCCACAAATGACATTTAAGAATATCCAACAATTCATTGAATTGGGTTATTCAAAAAATTTGAAATCAAATAAAAATAATATGCCGAATTGGCTAACCATTCTCATCAATTTAATCGTTTCGGCTACATTGATATTGGGAACTATTTACGTTATTAATTTATTTATCTAATGGCAACACAAAAAGCGGTTATTGAAGTAGATATACAAGGCACGGAGAAAGTCGAATCGATGCGTACGCAGATGCGAAAACTGCGTGAACAATTAGCACAATTACCCGAAGGAACTGCGGAGTTTACACAAGTCCAAAAACAACTCGGAGAGTTGAAGGACAAAATGGATGACTTGGGTAAATCCGTCAACACAATGAGCGGTGGACCACTCGAACGTTTGAACAATTCATTTTCAATGATTGGCAGTTCGATAATGTCGCTCGATTTCGATAATGCGTTGACTGGAATGAATGGAATGTCCGCTGCATTGGGGGATATTAAAGGAAAAGATATAGTTGGAATATTTAAAAATTTTGGAAGTGCGTTAAACAATTTAGGTCAAGCGTTATTAAGCAATCCAATTTTTTTAATCGCAGGAACGATTGCATTGATTGCAACAAATATGGATAAAGTTTTTAAGATTTTTCCATCATTTGAAAAAGCATTAAAAGGTATTGGGGATGAGGAAAGAGCAATAGCAAAAGCAGTAGAAGCAAGAGCGGCGGCATCAAAAAAGGCATACGATCAAAGTGCGTTAGAAGTTAATCAATTAAAATTAGCAGGTAAAACAGAACGTGAAATTTTGGAGTACAGAATGTCGCGTGTAAAAAGTTCAATAGAAGATGCTAAAATACAATTAGAAACATCTATCAATCAGGCAAAAATACAGATTGACACTGCGAAAAGAAATAAAGAAATACTGAATGGGATATTGATGTTTATCAATGCTCCAATGACTATTATTCTTGATATGATTGATAGAATAGGTCAAGTAGTAGGTAAGGACTTTGGTTTAAATAAAAAGTTTGCTGACCTTATGTCTTCTTTTGTTGTTGATCCAGTTCAAATTGAAGAAGATTTAAATAAGTCAATAGTTGCTCAACAAGATGCTTTAAAGCAAATGGAAAGTGACTATGCAGGATTTCAATACGAATTAAAAAATATTGATAAGAAAGCCGCAGCCGATCGTAAACAAGCGAATGATAAGAAAAAAGAAGAAGTAAGAAAGCGCGAGGATGAAGAAGTAATGTTGATTAAAGGCAAAGATTTAAAGCGAATCGAAGGTGCTAAAATAACTGAATTAAATATTTCAGAAATACAACGTCAAGCGGCAATGACAAGGGCAGCGTTAGAACTTGCCATTGAAGAAGAAAAACGAAGAAAAATTTACGAAGGTGAGAAAGCGTTAAATGAACAAAAATATGAGTTAGCAAAGGCGGCAGTTGAGGGAATGATGTCTCTTAATGACTTACTAACGTCAACTGGCGTATTGAATGCGGAACAATCATTTAAAGTAGGTAAAGCGTTATCACTTGCACAAGCCACAATTAGCGCAATCGAAGGAACACAAGCGGCATTCTCAACTGCAAATAAATCTCCGATTACTGCGGTATTCCCTGCATATCCATTTGTAATGGCAGGAATAGCGGCGGCAGCAGGAGCGGCAAACATTGCAAAAATTGCATCAACTAAATTTAATAAAAACGGCGGTGGCGGTGGTAATTCACCAACTGCTCCAAGCGGTGGCGGTGGTGGAATGAGTGGAGCAGGAAGCACAAATGCACCTGCGTTGGATTTATCTTTTGTAAATAACCAAACAAATAAACCACAACCGCTACAAACATATGTACTCGCAACAAACGTGAGCAATGCCCAAGAAGCAGAAGAAAAAATTAAAGACCAATCCCGAATAATAAAATGAACGAATTTAAAGTAATTGAATACACAATAGATGACAGTGGTTATCTTGGTGTAAATTGTATCTCATTAGTTGATAAACCTGCCATCGAAGTTGATTTCGTTGCGCTAAAATCAGCAAAGAAAATTAATCACGCGGCAGTTGACGAAGGAGAGCGCAGGATGTTATATGGCGCAGTAATGATTCCGGAACAACTGATTTATCGAGTCGATGAATTGGGCGGTGAATACTACGCGAAATATAGTGTTGAGACTATTAATAAAATCGCGCAGGAATATCTTAAACGCAATATGCACCACAATTCAAATTTGCAGCACGAAATACCGATTACAGGGTGTACGGTTGTCGAGTCGTGGATTAAAGAAGGTGAACACGATAAGAGTCAAAATTTCGGTTTTAATTTTCCCGATGGTACTTGGTGCATTGGTATGAAGGTCGATAATGATGAGGTGTGGCAATCGATTAAACAGGGCGATGTAAAAGGATTTTCGTTAGAAGGATTCTTTACTGAATTGAGCGATGAATATTTAGCCGAACAGGAGATTGAAAAGATTATGCGTGAATTGACTGATGAATTAAATGCGTAATTAAACGAGATAGAAAAAAAAGCCCCCTACGTTTAGGGGGTTTTTTGTTACAAAGAGAAACAAAAACAAAACAAAAATACTAACTATAAAAACTAACAAAACAAATTTAGGTCTTATGCTACATATATATGAGAAAATAATTTTAACAATGAATAAAGTAAATCAAATCGTTAGTAAGTACGCAGATAGATTGAAATCATTTGGCATTAAATTAAGTGCTGAAGGTGAAATCGAAACTGCTACTCCTGTTAAGATGGCGGTTGCCATTCTTAAAGATGGAACTGAGGTTAGTTCACCAAGTGAAATGATCGAAGTTGGAAGTGAATTGTTTGTTAAAGATGCGGATGGCAATGATGTTCCTGCACCTGATGGCAAACACGAAACTGCCGAAGGTAAATTTATCGTTACCGTTGGTGGTGTAGTAACTGAAATTTTAGAGCCAGAAATGGAATCCGAAGAAGTGGCAAAAGAGGAACAAGCTGCTTTTGATGGAGTGTCTAAAGAAGAATTTGAAGCTACAATTAACGCTTTAATCGAGCAATTTGAAAACAAGATTAATTCGTTGACTGCTGAAAAAACTGAACTCAAAGCACAAGTTGAAAAGATGAGCAAACAACCTGCGGTTGAAAGCACAAAGAAAGTAAGTGCTACTTCCGTTTCCGCTCCAATCAATTTGTCGAAAATGGATTCTAAAAATAGAATTTTCGCAATCATAAATAAATACAAATAAAAAAGAAAAAAAATGGCTGATAGCTTAACAATCAACAGTTCATCTTACACAGGTGAATTAGCGTTACCGTATATCAACGCTGCTATTTTATCGGGAGATACTTTGGCGAAAGGATACGTTACTCTTAAAGAGGGTGTAAAATACAAGGCAGTATTAAAGAAGTTGTCTAATGCTGCTTCTTTGGTGCAATCTGCTACTTGTGATTTCTCACAACAAGGATCATTGAATTTGGATGAGTCAGTTTTGACCGTTACCGATTTGAAAGTGAACTTGGAACTTTGCAAAAAGGAATTTGCTTCTGATTGGGAAGCCGCTGCAACTGGTCGCGGTTTTATCAATGACGTTGTTCCTTCTAACTTTGCTGATTTCTTAATTGGTTATGCTGCTGGAAAAGTTGCTGAAACAATCGAGTACACAATTTGGCAAGGTGATACTGCAGGTACTTATACTTCATTTGATGGATTCGAAAAGAAGATTAATGCAAACGCAGGTACATATTACAACGCTACTTGGAGCGCAGGTACAATGTCAGCAACTCACGTTATTGCTAACTTGAATCAGTTGATAAACAACCTTCCTGCTGCATTGATTGGTTCTCCTGACACTAAATTGTATATGAATCGTCAGACTGCTCAATACTATCGTCAAGCAATTACTGCTTTAGGTTATATGCAAATGTATCAAGCAGGTGATGAGTTCAATTTGCAATTCAACGGATACGATATTTATGTTTGTCCGGGAATGAGCGCAGGAACTGTAATCGCTGCTCAACCATCTAACTTGTTTGTTGGTGTTGATGCTAACTCTGATTTTGCTGAAGTGAAGGTAGTTGATATGTCTTTGACTGATGCTTCTGATAACGTTCGTATGGCAATGAGATTCCGCACTGGAGTACAAGTTGGAGTTTACCAAGACGTTGCTTTCGGTTCTAACACCTAATTAATTAACCACATATAAAAGGGGAGTGGTTACGACTGCTCCCCTATTTATTAAAATAAAAATATAAAATTATGGCTTGTGAATTAACCGCAGGATTTACGCTCCAATGTAAAGATGGAATAGGTGGTATAAAAGCAATTTTCCTTGTCCAACGCGAAGATTATTTGGCAGGTGGTGTTGTTTCTATTGATGCAGGAACGCAAGAAGTTGATGGACTTCCAACAATGAGCGTTTATCAATACACACTTCCAAAGCATACAGGTAGCTTCACTGAAGAAGTTGCATCCAGTGTTGAGAATGGAACTATTTTTTACACTCAAACCGTTACCGCTACGTTTCATAAATTGAGCGCAGCGAGAAGAAAACAATTAAACATCGTTGCTCAAAATAGATTAGTTGTTTTTGTTCAAGATAACAACGATAATATTTGGTTAGTTGGTAAAGTTGATGGCGCAGAAGTTACTGCAATGTCAACCGCAACAGGAACTGCAAAAGGTGATTTGAATGGTTACACCATTACGTTCACCGCAGAGGAAGGAAACAAAGCATATCGCTTGGAATCGTTTCAAGACATTCCATTTGATAATTTCGCACCTGTTACCGTTATTGCTCCAACAATCTAATTTATTTGCAGCGTGAATTACCTGCAATCAAATACCGCATCTCAAACTCTCCTGCTATCTCTTAAGCAGGGGAGTTTACTTTTTTCAACAACCTACACCGATTATTTATTGGTGCTTCAAAATGAACTAACTTCGGAATTGTTATATGTGATTCCAACCATAATAAATGAGAACGAACGGATTACGAATTTATCAATTAGCACGAATGCAAATGATCCGCTTAATGCTTCGATTCTCATCACTCACGGCGGTCGTTGGA